GGGCATGATTTTATATTGCCGTCTGCGTTAGTGTACTTTTCCATGTTCCATCCACAACTCCTGTCATCACATACAAACACTTCGCCAGTGTCTGTCATTGTGCTACCACACTTCTCGCACTCCGGTTCATTGTCGTTCGTCATACAAGTTCAACGTTGCGGTGTGTAATGTCAATATATAGGTCGAGTGTATCTCGTAGGTGGTCTATACCTTCTTCTTCGACCATTTGTAGCACCATTTTCTTTGCTTCTTCCTCGCTTGTAGCTTCAATGTGGACATAGCCACTCTGTTCTTCCCATACTCCAATAGAGTATTCTTTGAGTTTCGGTTTTGCTGTTTTCTTCGTCATACCTTTGGTGTTAGATACTTGCCTAGATCTTTTACATATCCAAGTGATATACCACCACACAGTACCTCGCCGTTTGGCATAACAAGTACTTCAAGGTTGCATATTGTCATTTCTTCTGGTGCTTTTTCCATAGTTTGTGTGTTTAGTTTGTAATGTTGTGCGCCATGCGTAGATGAAGTTTCAGTCCTTTCACTTTCTTGCCACATTCGTAGCAAGCTGTGCGGTACTTTGTCTTGCGCTTTTTGTCTGCCTTTTTTACATACGCACGTTTTGATACTTGCAGTGCAAGGAGTGCGTTGCTTTCCGCTTCGCTCTCCGCCTGCGCATGTATTTTTCCGTGTACTATTGTGTACTTCATGTTTTCTCTCGTTTATGTTTGTAATGTCGGGTTGCTTGCGCTCCCCTCGCCTGTACCCCACACCACAATAGTAAAAGGTACAGGAGAGGAGGCACAGGCCTACTCCTTATTCTCGTTTGCCCATGAGCAAGTGAATGTACCACAAATATGGCATAACTTTGCTATTTTCCACTCGCCATAGTCCAATAGTTCGTCAAGCGTGAGCGTGTTTATGTCTTGCTCTCCTGTGTAGTCTACGCTGTGATACGAGGCAAGTGCCTCTCTCGCCTCGGCTAGCGTTGCAAAGGTTCGGTCTTGCATAGTTCCCATGCCTTGTTTGTCTATAAGTTTATAGGTCATGTTATTTTATATAGTCTGATAAGTCCTCGTCTGCCCACTCCTTGCCTAGATACTCTTTTATGCTGTCTATGTCATAGAAGCCACCGCAACTATCTTCGTATTCTCCCTGCTCGTCATAGAGTACGAACTGATACACCTCGCCGTTTGCCCATGAGGTATACTCCTCTAGCTCGCCGTCAATGAGCGCTTCAATAGGCTTGCCGTGCTCGCCGTACTCTTTGAGCGTTTTATTGGTGATGATATAGAAGCCACTATTTGAGTAGTCGAAGCCATGCATTGTACCTCGTCGGTACACTACATTGCCGTGCTCGTAGCGGTTGACTGGGTATATTGCTATAACGTCTTCGCTCATCTCTTCTTTTATGCTCTTTTTGATCGCCTCCATGTGTTCGTCTACATTCTGCGCCTCGTCTCCTGTCTGCTTCACAATGCGCTCTATGAGGTCATTCTTGTCGGGACTGTTATAGTTTCGCTCGCATGTGATAAAGTAGCCTAGATTTGTATCACGGCGTGGGCTTTGTGCCATTGTATCGTGCTCTATAACTAGCCGTGGTAGCGTTTGCGTTATTGTTTTTGTGTATGTTTTCATGGTGTGTTTGTTATTTGGTAACGTCTACGCCGTCCTCGGTGTGATGATGAGCGCGCACTACTATGTACATGCGCTCGCCACAGTTTCTACAGCGTAAGAAAATAAGGTTATATATGTCTTTGAGTAGTTTCATGGTGTTTGTGTTAGTCTTTTGGTATTTGTGCAGGTATAACGTCATGATTATATATGCATTCATCTTCTCCTAACTCCTTGCACATTTCACATTCCTCCTCTATAACTTCAGGAAAAAACACCTCTTCTAGCTCGTCTTTGTACTTGCCTATAGCCTCTAGCGCCTCTCGCTGTTGTAGTAATGTCGCCAGTAGTTCGCTGTTAATACTCTTTGTTTCATAGCCGTATTCGTGCGCTATCTCTATGCTTTCGCAAAGGCTTGGGTCATTTTCTGCTAGGTACTCCATAGCACGCGCGTAGTAGATAACTTCTATTTCTCCGGCTCGCTCTTCAAGGTATTCTGTGAGCGTGTCTATGTCGGTTATGTCGTCCTCGTTTATAATAGGCCACTCTAGGTCTATGTGCGTATCATCATAGAAACGCTTGCATAGGTCTTTTTGGTCGTCTGTGAGTGTTTTTGTGGTGTTCATGGTGTTATTTGTTAGTTTTTAATACACTCCCAGCCCGTTCGGGTATGAGTGCGCCGTGCGCTCTATGTTTTGAGTATCGTTGTTAAAAGCATACTCCTCCCACTGTTCGCCGTGGTGTATCACCACCTTGTAGCGTATAGACGCAAACTTGTATGCACACGCTCGTGCCATAGAGAGCGTTGAGCGCATTTTCTCGTTCGTGCTCGTGTTTTTGCTATCAAACAATTCTATCGTGTAAGTTTTTATTGTTGCGGTCATGGTGTTATTTGCTATATTTTTTGATAATGTTGCGCTCTATCGCGTCGCTCTCGTCGTACTGTTGCAAGTAGTAGCCTAGTAGCACAAGGCTCTCGAAAATGTGTCCCTTGCGGTCTTTTTCCGGTAGCTCTTCGTAGTGGTCTCTCTCATCACTGTATGCGTACGCCAGTATCGTCTCCAGCGCTTGCGTTATCGCTTCTGCTGTTGGCTCTATTGTTTGTGGTGTGTTGTTTGTCATGGTGTTATGCGGTAAATGTGATAAGTTTAAAGCCGTTTTCAGCGTGTAGCGGTACTAGCGACCATAGAACAACTGTCGGTTGCGTTTCGTGCGTGTACGGCTTATAGCCGTTCGCAAGTAATATATCGGTAAAGTTTGCCATGGTGTTTATCGTTTGATTGTTATCCACTCGCCGTCCCATTTCTCCCCGTTGAGGTACGCTTGGCCTTTTTTCGTAGTAACTCGCACGCCGTTGAGTGCGTTCAAGCGCTCGCGCGTGGTGTTAGTATTCCAGCCGGCTAGCGCGCCTCCTATCACTTGCGTGTTGCCGTTTTTGTATTCCTCGCCGGCTTCAAATGCCTTGCTTGCTTGCTGTGATATTTTTCGCATATGTTTGTGGTGTGTTAGTTGGTAGTGTGAGTACGCTGTTCGTACCTTTAGCAAGTGTATCACTATGCGGTGTCGGTGTCAAGTGTTTGGGGTGTGTATGTTGGCATAGGGGCGCGCGGTGTTGTGCGGGGTGCAAAAGGTGGACTATGTTTGATTGTGTTGTATAGTGCGGGGGTGGACTTGCGTTCACTATACATTGCCATGTATCTATGTTATAGTCCCGCCCCTCCTCCGCCCCTCTCTCCCCGTATTTCTATGCCTACAGCTTGACATTTCAGAATATACGTGGCGCAGTAGACGGCGCACATATACAGGCATTGTACTCAATGCTCCTTTTTTTTTATTTTTTATTGTCTTTTTATTTTGTCCTTATAGAGAGCGTAGGGGGTTACCCCTTCGACACCTACCCCCTTTCAGAGGTGGAGAGGGGGGTTGTACCCGCTGTGTGAAACACGATCTTCCCGTTTCACATGAAACGATCTCTTCTTTTCTCACAAAATTGCTCTTACATACCATTTTGTTTTGCCTCGGCAATATGGTTTCACGTGAAACGTTTATGCATATGTGAAACGATTAATGACAGCGCCGCCAGTGAGGAAAAAACCCACTGTCATAAAAAAATGGCTTATGTATGCCGTATAACCAAGAATGACAGCATGACAGTGAAAAAGAGGGTTAAAACTATTTTTGAGTTCCATATATTACCTACTACTATATATCCTATACTATATAAATATATAATAAGAAGTAAGGAAGTTACAGTGTCATCTACTAAAAAAACTATAAAGTACGCCATATTTTCATGACACTGTGCACCGTCATTGCACTGTCAGTCCACTGTCATGCTGTCATCCGGTCTTTTATCCACTCTATCCCCAATATTGTCCACTTTACAGACCTTGCCGGGAGGGTTAATCTTAGGAGATGCAAAGATACCTTACCAGTTTGTTTTTATTGAAAGCCCCCTGTGAGTTTGCCAGTAATGGTAATCTTTGCATAACAGGGGGCGTTTAATGTATGCAAACTATGAAAGATAAAGCCTTCCAACTTCACGTCTCCGGGTATTCGGTGTTTCCAGTAGGGAAGAATAAAAAACCCCTGATTTTTTCGTGGAAGAAATTTCAAACTAGCGCGCCTTCGGACGAGGAGCTGATGGAACTCTGGGAGAAGCACCCCGAGGCGAATATCGGGATCGCGACGGGGAAAGTGTCGGGGATTACGGTGGTGGACGTTGATTCGTATAAAGACGGGGGGAAGACGATCGATGACTTTCCAAAGACATACACAGTCCGCACTGGCCGTGGGGGGTACCATTTGTATTACAAATATCACGAGGGAATAACGGTCACGACGGATCCAGTGAATAAAGTTGACCTGCGAAATGATGGAGGGTACGTACTCGGAGCTGGGAGTGTTACGGAGTTTCAGGACACAGTTTCTAACGAGATAGTACAAGGAGAGTACACGGTGTTCCGGGATTTGCCACTCGCGAAATTCCCTATCGAGATGTTCGAAAACTCGGTGAAGGAGAGGAAGGAGAAGTTAATAATCAGAAATACAGTTTCTCTTAAGGAAGGGAGCAGGAACGACACGCTTGCGCGTCTTATTGGGTCACTGATTTATAACCGTAAAGAGAGTGAGTGGGCGGATGTTCTCCTCACGGCGGATGATATAAACAAGACGTACTCACCACCGCTCCCGAGGGAGGAGGTGCAGACGATCTTCGACTCCATAACCAAGAAAGAGAAAGCTCGCCGCAAGGCACTCATAACATCTCCGCTACAAGTTGATGACGAGGGAGGGATTGATGTGTACCCGCACCTTCGCAAGCGGAAGGATAAAAATGGGAAGGACCTCGGGGTGATACTCGATATGAGCAACGCACTGATTGTGCTTCGGACGCACCCGCTTTTTAAAACTTCGATTCGGTACAACTCATTCAAAAACGTACCAGAGTTTCGAGGAAAAGAGATGGAGGAGTCGGATACACTTGCTATTTTGGAGATAATGCAAAGGGATTGTCATTTGCCAGGGCTTCCAGCAAAACACGTTGAGGATGCAGTTCGTGTGTTTGCGCAAGAACATAAGTACGATGAAGCAGTTGATTGGCTCACTTCTCTTGTCTGGGATGGAACACCCAGACTTGAGGGATGGACTGTTGATGCGCTCAACGCGGAAGACACAGAGTACCATAGGGCGGTAGGTGCGAATTGGATAATGGGCATGGTGAGTAGAATAATGGAGCCGGGGTGTCAGTTTGACTATGTGCTTCTTCTCCTTGGGAAACAGAACATCGGGAAGTCGTCTGTGTTTAAGATAATCGGTGGCCCTTGGCACAAGATGTGTGCTGGAGATATTGGAAGTAAGGACTTCTATCTCAAAATGCGTGGGTGCATGCTCATGGACTTCGATGAGGCGACGGTGCTGTACAAGGCGAGTGCGATGCACGTGAAGTCAACGATCACCGAGCGTGAGGACGAGTACCGTGCGCCGTATGACAAGGTGACGAAGAAGTTCCTCAGACGTAATGTGTTCTCTATGTCAGCGAATGATCTTGAGCCCTTAAAGGACGTTACAGGTAACAGACGATATTGGCCAGTACACCTTAAGAAAGTAGTAAACTTTAAATGGCTCGAAGACAACCGAGATCAGTTGTTTGCTGAGGCGTACTCGTACTGGGTAAACAAAACAAAGATACTTAAGGTACCTGTGGATGAAGCCCTTGAGAAGCAGAGAGACGCACAAGTTTTGGATGACTGGACAGATGAAATAATGCACACCCTTCAACAAGACCCACTATACTGCGCTGGAAACAGGGAAGAGTTTGAAACAACTATTGCTGATTTGTATATGAATACATTTCCAGACGCGAAGATTGAGAACCTTGACCCACGAAAATCACAACGTATTACCTCAATACTCAAACTTACTGCCGGGCTTGAGCCCGCTAGGACAGACTCCAGACGATACTGGAGGTTTACTCCAGAGCGTGCGGAGGAGTTGCAAAAAAGCAACCTAAAAAGTACAAAAGACCCATTACAAGCCGAGTTCGATAAAAACGATTAACTATGAAACAGACAAAAGATTTTTACGAGTGGCTTTCACAACAGAAGCATAGAGACGACCCTATAGGAGATTTAGCCAATGACGTATACAGCGTTCGGGACGGTACCGAGCCAGAAGAACTACTTGCATATATTGCAAATAAAAAGGGACTGTATTTTACTATTTACAGAACAGCAGAGGAGGCCATTGCAGAATTTGAAAAAAAGAAATAATGTGTGATAGCATTAAGGTATGGGAAAGAACCATTCGACGCTGAGACAAACAATGTATGCACGGAGGTTGTATGCAGGAGATGGGAAAGATAGACAGCAAATAGCTCTTTCGGTTGGGTACGCACCAGCGGTAGCTAGAGACGTTAAAGCGAAGATTGAGAGTACGCAAGGATTCAACCTCGCTATGGCACGACTTGCCAACGAGAGTAATGACATAGCTCTTGAAGTTATTCACGAGTTTAAAGCAAGAGGTTTTGAGAACTTCAGTAACAAAGATTTGGTCGGAGCATTGAACGCAATCGGCGGAGCGTGGAGTAGATTTAATGGAGGTATCATTGCAGCGTATAAAGATCAGGATAAAAAAGACGCAGGTAATCGACTACGACAAGTCGTTATCAATCAGATTGAAAACCAGACGGTCTTAAACGGAGCGAGCCACCAACCAATTGTACAGAAAGAGGAACCGAAACCAATAATAAGGGATATTTACCCAGTAGAAGGAGACCCTAATGATTTCTAATGACAAACCCATACCACGAGTTTAACGAGGCGGTCGTCAACGCACTGATCGACAATCCAAAGCTCATTGAGAACAAAGAGTGGCGGATGAAAAATCTGTACTGGTTGATCACGAAATCAGGTAAGAAGGAGGTTTTTGTAATGAACCGTGCACAGCAGCATTTCTTTGACACGTACCTTTCAAAACCAGGGGAGATCTATCACAGACACATTGTGCTCAAAGCCAGACAGCTCGGGTTCACGACACTCATCGACTTATTCATTCTTGATGAGATACTCTTCAACCCAAACAAAGAGGCTATTGTTATTGCGCACAAACAGGGAGATGCTATTGAGATTTTCGATAAAAAAATTGATTACGCAATGCGTAACATGGCGGAGGACGTTAAAGGGGCGTACTTTAAAATACAAAGAAACTCAGCGAGAAAGATTCAGGTCATTCGAGAGTATGGACCTGAGACAGGAGGAACGTCCTCTATCAGCGTGAGTACCTCTGGTCGATCTGGAACATACAACTACGTTCATATCTCCGAGTTTGCAAAACTCTGTGTGGACTTCCCTAAGAGAGCGCTTGAAGTGGAGACGGGAACATTTCCAACAGTACCGTTCGATGGATTTATTTTTATTGAAAGCACCGCAGAAGGTGCAGCTGGAAGATTTTACGAACTGTTTCAGGAAAACTGGGGAAACAGAGAAAAAATAACACCAACTCTCTCTCGAGTTCAGTTCATGCCTCACTTCTACAACTGGCAATATGACGACGTTGAAATGGCAAAGATTGAAGAGGATATTCCGACCAGTGCGATGATGGAGTGCGAGATTAATTGGGAGGAGTACAAACTAAACAACAATCTTAACGATCGAGAGATTACCTACTACTACATGAAGTGGCTACAGTTTGGAGGAAAGAATGGAGTAGATACGATTAAAAAACTCAATCAAGAATATCCCACAACTCCAGAGGAAGCGTTTCTCTCTACAGGTCAAACGTATTTCCCTACAGCAAAAGCCTCTGCACTCATAAACACGCCCATGCAGGGAGAGAAAGGAGAGCTTGTGTATAACGAGAAGGGCGAGATTGAATTTCAAGGACTCTCAACAGGGAGACTCACTGTCTTTAAGAAGCCAGAGATTGGTGTCCGATACATAATCGGAGGCGACACAGCCGAGGGTCTTGCTCATGGGGATGCTCAGGTCCTCTATGTGGTAAACCATAAGACAGAAGAGTGCGACGCCCTTTATCATTCACAAGTACCTCCAGATGAGCTTGCTACAGACTCGGTGACCTTAGCAAAATTTTACAACCACGCTCTTCTTGCTATTGAGGTGAACAAGGACGGCCTATGGGTCAATGACTGCATTGAGAAGATGGGGTATTTAAACTTGTACTATAGAAAAGTCTTTGATGATATAACTCAAAAGGTCACGAAGTACTTTGGATGGAAGACAACAAGCGCCACACGTCCTTTTGCTCTTGCAGCTTTAAAAGCGGTGTTTTTACGACTGAATCAAGGGTTTCCCGTGAAACTGTTAGTTGAGATGCTAACGTTTGTCCGAAACGAAAAAGGAAAACCAGAGGCAATGCAAGGAAAACACGATGACTGTATCATGAGTGCTGCGATAGCCTACGCAGTTCTTCAAGAATTTGGAAAATATGAAGGAGATGCAACGGGAGGAGAAGG